CATGTCAGAGCCGGTGTGCTGCAACCACAACTGCAACCAGGGGAGGACCTGTCCTCTCCGCACAAAAATGGAGGACTTCCATGAGCTCGATCTTCAACTCGGAGAAGCGCTTGCAGAAAATCGACGTCTCCAAGCTGAGAATCAACGGCTCCGACATGCACTTCAAGACGCTCGACGAGTATGTGAATTGGCCCTTCGGCCAGAAGGATCCGGACATTCTGAGGGCCTACTACAGGCAAAAGCGCGCAGAAACCAGGAGTGCAATGATTGACGAACCGGCTCCGTTTTGAATTAAGATGGAGCTGACTCCTTCCGCTTGAGCAGTTGCCAAACGCAGCGGATTTTCCGGGCCTTGAAGGGCCCGGTTTTTTCTACCGCGTGGTCTTGATCAGTCCTCTTCGACCACCTCGCGGACCTTGCAGCCCAGCTCGACCGGATCCATCTTGAGGTAAGACTTGATGGCGTCGCGCCGCTTGCTGCTCTTTGGGTTGCCGCAATTAGGGCAAGCATGACCGCACACGGCACAAAAAGCCGGCGGACTTTCAAAGGCTTTGATGACGCGGTGCTTGTGCTCTTCACGGCAGTGATCGAGCCACTTGGACCTCCAACCGCGCAGCGCGATGAGTTCGTCAATCTTTTCGATGACGTGATTCGTGACCTTGCGGCCCTTGATGGCATTGAAGAACGTGCCGCGGCTCAGGGATAAACCGTCATTGGCCTCTTGGTCATAGAGCCTGCTGATGTTCGGGTGGCCGGTTCCGTATTCGCTGGCCCAGATCAGGATCTTGATGGTGTCTAGGTCGAGTGCCGATGTTGCTTCTACAGGACGTGACATGGATTGCTCCTTGGTTCAGGGAGTTAGATTATATGATGAAAAATCTAAGTCGTACAACAAGGAGTCAAAACCCTATATAGGAGTTTTAGAGCCAAAACAGAGTGTATCAGTACAACCTGTTTTCGGTGCGCGGGATCTTATGAAATCGAACGAACGATAGTCTAGAAATTAATTTTCTGTATTGATCCAACTAGTTATGGGTAAAAAATTCATATATAGGGATTTTGGGTCGTCCTGTTTACGCTTCTGCGCGGTCTGCATTAGAATAAAAGGAACAAAACACAAGGAGTGCAGGATATGGCTTTCAAGAAAGGCGAGAAAGTTCCCGGCGCTGGAAGACCGAAGGGCAGTCAGAACAAGCGCAACCTGGCTAGGCAAGAGACCTTTGACCGCATCGTCGACAAGCACGGCGATCCTCTCGAGGCCTTGGCAGAGATGGCTTTCGATCCGAACCACGACCTTCTGGTCCGCAAAGATTGCATGAAGGAGCTGGTTCAGTACGGCTACGCCAAGAAGAAGTCCGTCGAGATCTCAGGTCCTGATGGCCAGCCACTCGAGGTCAGGTTCCAGCTCATTGAGCAGATCACCGGCCTGATTGAGAAGCTCAACACAGGCAGCAAATGATCCTGTCGCCCAGTGAGCTGACCGCAATCCAGACGAACCTGGCTCACCTGGAGCTTGATGACCTGTCCATGCTGGCTTGGCGGCTCAAGTGGAAGTGCACAGCTCGTCCTGAACAAGTCACGCCCCCAGGACTCTGGAACGTTTGGCTGATCTTGGCGGGTCGTGGGTTTGGCAAGACCAGAACCGGGGCTGAAGACATCAGCTGGTACGCGGCCACGAACCCAGGAGTCCGTTGCGGGGTCATCGCACCAACGTCAGGCGACATCAGAGGCGTCTGCTTTGAAGGCGAATCAGGCATCATGAGCCTGTTGCCTCACACCATCATCGACAATTACAACCGGTCCATCGGCGAGATCACCCTGAAGAACGGCGCATCGATCCGAGGCTTCTCGGCCGAGGAACCCAGCCGTTTGCGGGGTCCGCAGTTCCACCGGGTCTGGTGCGACGAGCTGGCTGCATGGCAATACTTAGACGAGACCTGGGACATGATGATGTTCGGTCTTCGACTGGGCGAGCATCCACAAGTCGTGGCCACCACAACGCCAAAGCCCTTGGAACTGATCCGCAAGCTGATCAAGGACTCAGAGACCAAGAAGGGCAAGGTCGTCGTGACCCGGGGCTCGACGTACGACAACGCTGCCAACCTAGCCAAGTCGTTCCTTGACCAGATCACACAGTACGAGGGCACGCAGCTAGGACGCCAAGAGATTCACGCTGAGGTCATCGATCCTGAAGAGTCAGGCATCATCAAGCGCAGCTGGCTCAAGCTGTGGGCCAAGGACAAGCCACTGCCGTCCTTCGAGTACATTGTCATGAGCCTGGACACAGCCTTCAGCGAAAAGACCACGGACCGCAAGAGCCATGATCCCGACTACACAGCCTGCTCGGTCTGGGGCGTTTTCAGACAGGACAAAAAGCCAGCATTCATCCTGCTCGACTGCTGGCAAGACCGCCTTGGCATGCCAGACCTCATCGACCGGGTCAAGAAGGAGATGGTCGTGCGGTACGGCGATGACGACATGAAGCCAGTCATCAAGCCGTTGGTCGGGCCAAAACAGTCATACCTCTCAGGCCGGGCTCCTGACCTGCTGGTTATCGAGGACAAGGGATCAGGTATCAGCCTTCGTCAGATGCTGGCCCGTGAAGACATCTTGGCCTACCCGTACAACCCAGGCAGTGCAGACAAGCTTCAGAGACTTCACGCAGTCTCGCATTTATTTGCACACGGATTCGTTTGGGTTGTAGAATCTGATAAACGGCCTGGGAATCCTCGTTCCTGGGCTGAACCACTTATTTCGCAGCTTTGCAGTTTCCACGGAGAAGGCTCAATCAAGCATGACGACTTTGTTGACAGTACGACGCAAGCGCTCCGGCTACTTGCCGACCGCAACGCGCTCTCAGTCACAAGGCCTGTGCAAAAAGGCTCCGTGGAACGAGAGCACAAACCGCGGCTGGTGAACCCATACGCTGCATGACCGGAGACTTGAATGGCTGAAAAAGACGACGACCAAGGCGAGTACATCGAGCTTCCGGGAGATGACAGCGGAGTTGAGGACACCGAAGACGGCGGTGCAATGGTCACACTTGACACGTCAACGCCTCCCGGTCAAACAGAGTTCTATGCAAACCTGGCTGAGTCAATGCCCAGCTGGGAGCTGTCAAATCTTGGCACCAATCTCTCTGAGCTGATTGAGAAGGACAAGGAAGCCCGCAAGCGTCGCGACGAACAATACGAAGAAGGCCTGCGTCGTACTGGTCTTGGTGATGATGCCCCAGGCGGCGCATCGTTCACTGGCGCCAGCAAGGTCGTGCACCCGATGCTCACCCAAGCATGCGTGGACTTTGCAGCCCGTGCCATGAAGGAGGTCTTCCCGGCTGATGGACCGGCCAAAGAGAAGATCGTTGGCGAGCCCACTCTTGAGAAAGTCGAGAAGGCGCAGCGCATCACCCGGTATCTGAACTGGCAGATGACCAGCCAGATGCCCGAGTTCAGGGCCGAGCTCGAGCAGCTCATGACCCAGTTGCCGTTGGGCGGCGGCCAATATCTCAAGATCACCTGGGACCCGAACAAGCGCCGTCCTGTGCCGATGTTCGTGCCCATCGATGACGTGTACCTGCCTTTTGCAGCCACGAACTACTACACGTCTGAGCGCAAGACCCATGTCCAGTACCTGACTCGCATCGAGTACGAGAAGCGGATCTCGACAGGTATGTACCTTGACGTCGATCTTCGTGTCGACCCAGCACCGCCTGAAGAATCAAAGGCCCAGAAAGCCAATGACAAGATCGAAGGCCGTGCATCAGACGGCTACAACACCGATGGCCTGAGGACCGTGTTCGAGAGCTACGTGCTCATGGACATCGACAATGGTGACGGGTTGGCTCCGTACATCATCAGCATTGACAAGAACACGCAGCGCATTCTCAGCATCTATCGCAACTGGGAAGAGGACGACGACACCAAGCAAGAGATGTATTGGATGGTTGAGTTCCCGTTCGTGCCGTGGCGAGGAGCTTATCCGATCGGCATGATCCACATGATCGGTGGCCTGTCAGCTGCAGCCACTGGCGCATTGCGCGCTCTGCTTGACTCGGCCCACATCAACAACTTCCCTGGCTTGCTGAAGCTCAAGTCAGGTGCTGGCGGCCAGACAGACCGCGTTGACCCGACAGAGGTCAAGGAGATTGAGGGCAGCTTTGGTGCTGATGACATCCGCAAGGTCCTCATGCCGATGCCGTACAACCCGCCAAGCCCGGTCTTGTTCCAGTTGCTTGGTTTCCTGGTTGATGCTAGCCAACAGGTCGTCAGGACCACGTTCGAAGAGCTAGCTGACAGCAACGCCAACACCCCAGTCGGTACAACCCTTGCCCGTCTTGAGCAGGGCATGGTCGTGTTCTCGGCCATTCATGCTCGCATGCATGACGCGATGGCCAGGGTCTTGAACCTGCTGTTCCGTCTGAACAAGACCTACCTCGAAGAATCAGAGGTCGTTGACGAGACTGGAGAGCTGCTGGTCAAGCGTAGCGACTTTGAAGGCCCGATGAACGTCGTGCCGGTCTCAGACCCCAACATCTTCAGCGAGGCCCAGCGTTTTGCTCAAGTGCAAGCCGTCATGCAGCGGGCTCAGGCCATGCCCCAGCTGTATGACCTGCGCAAGGTTGAAGAG